CAGCTTCCTCGTAGTATTTAAGTAACTGAACTCTATTCATATAAACTAAAGCCCTATCCACGACTCCCTTGACTATTAAGTCAAGGAAATCGTTTCGTGAAATACTAGGGTTTAAAACTAGTACATAATCTTTAATTTTAGAAATTATGTAGTCCATTTAGTTTCTTACACTGAGATAGTACCTTCAAGTGCTGCTTTCATACATAGATCAGGCATGATTGCCTTTGTTCCGTAGAAATAGCTCATGAATGCTGCATTATCCTCTGAGAATTCAGGTACGAATACTTTAAATTCACCAAGAACTACAGGTTGTGCAACTGCACCTCTGTATTGGATACAGATATCAACATCTTGTCTAGGTGCTGCAAGAATTTCTACACCATGGAATGATGTAATTGCAACTCCACCTGCTACAGGATTTGGTAGGGTATCAATGTATGATTTTAGATCATCCCAAAACTTAGGATGGATTGTAATCACCATGTTTGATCGTTCTACTTTATCAACATTCTCATTTGAAACATCTTCAAGAGTTCTTACTAAAAGTAATACTTTATCTTGGATAGCTGTTTTAGATGAAAGGTCTACTGTAGATGCTGCTGTTTGTAGTTGTACAAAGTAAGCGTTATCAAGTTCGACAGCCATTGCTGCTGCAAATGCACCAGATCGTGAAGCCAATAACTCAGCTGCACTTCCATTGTTGTACATTGCTACATCAACTGCGGAAGCCTCTTCTGCAATTTCTCTATAAGTATCGATTTTTACGTCAACACCATTGTTTTGCAAAACATTACCAGCTCCAGCTGCTCTAGCTGTACCGTAAACTTGGCTAACTGCATTCTTAAATCTTCGAACTGCAACTGTACCAGCTTTTTTGAAAGATGATCTTTCAGGAATATAATTAGTGTTCTTTAATCTTTGAGATAAAGCACTAGCGATTAATGTCCCCTCAATTTGTCCATAAGCAAGTCCTAGTTTATCTTTAGTACCTGTGCTTTGGTAATTGATGGTTTTAGCATTTTGTAAATCCATTATTTTTTCTTTTTATTTAAAAGTGTCGCTTTCCAATAGTCTCTGAATCTTGTTGTTCTTGTACGGCATTGACATCTTTTTGAGTAGTACCAGCTAAACCTTTTTTGATTCCTTCTTGTACCGCCTCATCATAAGCAAGTTTTAATGTTTCGATTCGCTCTAACATAACTTCTGAACTTTCGTTAACTACTAGGTCGACTAACTTTGTCGAGATTCCTAGAGCAGTAAGTGATTCACTTGCCGCAATTTTGTTTTCTCTTAGTGTTAAGTCTCGCTCTTTAGTCTTCATTGATTCAGCTTGCTTAGCTATCAATTCCTTTTCTCTTTCCTCTTGTGTCATCTTAGCTAGTTTCTCAGCTTCAGTCTTTGCATTCGTGACTGCTTCTTCTAATGCCTTTTGAGCTTTAGCTTCCTGTTTTGCTAGCCTTTCCGATATGATTCGGTCAACTTCATCTTGAGTAAGAGTTTTTTCAACTGGTTTTCCCTCATTTTTTACGGTTTCATCCGCTTTCACATCTGTCGTTGCAACAGCTGCTTGAGTATTTGTCGTTTCTGACATTTTCCGTTTTGCGCCCGTCGGCTATTTAACAAGATATGTTACACAAAGTGGTATGTAAATACAAATTTACTCTGTCAGTTTAGAGATGATGATAGGTGTATATACTGATAATTGATCAAAAGCGTCTCTAACAGGTCTTAGCCTAGTAGTATTGTTTGTGTCAGGGTTTCTAGTGAATTTAATGATAGGATTTGTAGTACTTCTACAGTTAGGGTGCGTTGGAGGGTAGTTAACACCGACTGTAGCTTCGCTCATCTTGAATACTTTATTGTTTAAACCTCTACAGATACTAGATGTTCTACTATCCATAACAGAATCGTAGTTATATTCTTCTAAACCATCATCTAAGTAACTTTGTAACTCTGCTTGGTTGTGGAGATAGTTAGTTTCCGTTCTGACAAGCCTAGTAGCATCGTTCTTGGATACACTAAATCTCTTTCTTAGTAGATTGGCCGTCTGTTGATAGCTTTGACCACTTGTAAGACTACCCCCAATTATCTTAGGTAATTCATCGGAAAATTCGTCGAGATTTTTCCATATACGGCTAGAATAGTTCCCTCTTTCCCATTTGCTACTCAAAACCTTATCAGCAATAGTTTTATTGATTGTAGAATAACTAGCATTCGCTCCAAGTAGCTTTAAATCCTTCTGAGATGCTTTATAAGCCCTCTTAATAATATCCATATTAGATTTGTCCGCTAAATCATTGACTTCTGGTGCAATTGCCATTATTGATGCAATTATCTGATACTTAATTGCTAGCGATCTTGTCAGTCTGCTTAAATACCTGACATCAAATACTTCATTCGGGTTTATACCTAATACAGTGGCTTTCCTAGAAATTAGTCGGAGGAATCGCCTTCTTTCTGACGGATTAAGAGCTTTATTCAAATCTGACTTAGTCAGGATACCTTTAACAGCATAATTATCATAGATTGATTGTATTTCTATATTGATATCTTTTAGTGCCTGATTATAAATAGGCAAAACTAGCTCGATTTGTTTATTAGCGAGCTTTTCCGATTCTACAAGAGACTTAACGGCTCTTTTTTGCCAATAAGTTTTATTATCCATATGTTAGGCATTCTCTGTATTAGTTCCAAAAGCGGGGCTGTCAGCATTGCCTTTAGCTGTTTGTTCTTCTTTAACCCATTCAGCTTCTTTTTTAGCATCTTCAATGAAAGACAACTGAGATACCAATGTTTCGTCTGATACTTTACCATCAAGATTAAGAATTGTTTGTGACATTTCAAAATCGTTTTGAGGTAACCGTCTCTTGAATACAACTTGTACCTGATATGGTTTCACTTCTTTTTGAGTTGTTGGATTCTGTGACTTCATAAGAACGAGCGAGTATAGATGGAATCTATCGGCTAGACCCTTTTTCATATATCTTTCTTTGTTCTTTGTATTCATCTCAAAGCCAAAAAGCTTGTATTTGATGGCAACACCACTATTATTTCCTGCAAAGTTTTCGTCTGCTAGATCTGGAGTCATGCTGATCTTATGGATCTCTTCTTTTAGTGCCTTTCTTAAAACATCCATCTGTGATTCATCAAGTGATTTCGATATAAATTCAGCAGTAGCATCTTTAGGCATTGATAGTATCCTAGAATCACGTAATAGCTTCTTAAGCTTTTCAGTCATCGTTACCCCTTTAAGCACCAAAATTGCATTTACCAACTGTTCTTTATCATTAACCCTATCGCTTTGTAGGATGTTGTAAGCATCTATGATTCTTAAGACAACTTCATAATCTCCAAGGCCTTCTTCATTGTTTAAGTAGAGGTGTACAGGGAATGTACCGATATTATGTTTCTTATGTTCACCCTCTTTTAAATCCTCGTCATAGTTTATGATTTCTTCTTCTGTTACAGCGAAAAGATTGTAGTATTTGTATTCTGTCTTTCCTAAAACCTTTGTCTTTTCTGCTTTTGAGTATAGAACTGCAAACAATGGTTTTTTCTCGAACGTATCATCAAAAACAATAATACATTTTCGTGGATCAATATAAACCGTTCGTAGTTCGCTGTCAGGATTTAAGTAAGAATAGTCGTAAGACCATCCGAACTTGCTCATACCTTTAGCGATCTCATGGTCAACATAATCAATTTGTTGTTCTTTGTATTTCTCTTTTATGTTTTCAATATCAATATCGTCTGTTGCAAGATATTCAATTGGGTTGCCTACTAGATAGCCTGTATTTAGATCGGTGATATATTTAGCATGGTTAACAACGACTTTATTATTAACTTTAGTGTTATCCCTATTACGATTTAGGATCTCGTGTTTACCAAGATAGTAATTAGCGAGGTTATCAAGCTTTTCCTCAAATTCTAAGTTATATAGAACTGCTTTTTCAATATTCTCTTTTGTTGGCTTTGAACCCGCTGGTAATCTATACATATCGGTTTGTGGATCATCTTAGCATTATGACTATTATTTTTAAATGTCAATGTCTTCTATTACTTCAATTGCATCAGGCTCACTGAATGTCAGCATCAAACTTTCGGCAAAGTCAGGGGACTTTCCTGTCCGTTTCTTTAAGTCAGCTTTAGATTCCATAACAATAACCTTGTCAGAATTAACCTTGTATTTAATCCAAGATAATTGTATCCATTTATCATTCGGTTCAAGCTTGCCACCGCCTTTTATCCAGTCTCTAAGTTTCCAATAATTCTCAGCTTTAATGTTTGCAAACTTGTCAGGATCTTTAGGCCGAGACCCTGCACTGACAGCCTGTACAGCGAATCCTTTTTCTTTTAACCTGTCAGAAACTCCACGTCCAATTCCTACATCGTCGATTGCTATATATTCAGGAGCAATGCCTAAACTGATATGTGCATGCTCTATTTCCCCAACATTCGTCATTGTGTCAGCTGAACGATTATGACCGAATACTGACGCGTAAGTCCTTGACCTGACAGTGTATACGTTATCGTCACCGCCACCCCCAATATCGCATCCTAGAGATAATTCCCCCTCATGCTGACTTCTTTCCTGACAATTGATAACTTCTTGCTCTGTCAGCAACTGTCGGAATCCTTTTTGGTCAATTTCATTCTCTTCTGGGAATTTAACACCATAGAGGATATCGAATAAAGCCTCTTCTTTCATTTCGTCGATAAAATTTTGAGTATAACGCCCTTCTTCTAGTGCTTGATGATAATCAATAAAGATTTTATGGTATCTCTTTGAATGCCATGTCCTATGGAAGTGATTACGGTAAAACGGGTTACCAATTTCTAACAAGAAAGCATCGTCCCCCCATCCTCCAAGCATTCTCTTAACTGTGGCGTATAAAACGTCTTCTAAGAGGGCTGATTCATCCAAGATGATATTCTGTCCCCCTTTACCCATAGCGGCCTCTATGTTGCGCCTACCATTCCTAGCATCGACTGAAAGAATTGATACAGACCCGCCCATATTAAAATCAATAGTTTTCTTAGATCTTTCGGTTTGTAGTCTTTGAGTAACATCTTTGAAGTCTAAGTCTAATTGGCCATAAAATAGTGGGTCTTTACCAATTAAATCTATTACATACCCCATGATAATCGAAGCCTTTTCTGTGGATGTAGAAACAATAATAAACTTGGCATGTTGAATAGCCATAGCGAGTAATATAGCGCCTGCTACTACAAATGATTTACCGTATTGAGTCGGTGTCATAACCTGAACTCTTTTGTTATCCCTGAATATTATCTGTGTAGCTATTTGTATCTGACCATAGGTGATAGTTACATCAAAAAACTCTTTGAAAAGGTTTTTAACTATTTGTTCTTGCTGAGTCAATGACATTGTTTAATTTTTGTATTGATTCTGACAGTTTTCTTTTATCTTCTAGTTCGACTTTGGAAATCACTGGTGCATCATAGCCAAGCATTTTAGATATTTGTGCAATGGCCTGTATAGCAGTCTTATGGTCTTCATTGTCCATACATTTTTCATGGATGTTTAGAAGGCTAGCAAGTAAGTCAGCTTTCTTGATATTAACCTCAAATGCCATGTCAGCTTTTCTCTTTTCCAGATATGCTGACACTTTTGGTATTTTCAGTACCCTTGTCGCACTTGTTGAAGCAGCATTAGGGTTGCTTGACCCATATACTTCCAAATATGCTCGTGTTGCGTTGAATTCATATGCAACATATTTATCGACAAATAGAGCCTGTTTATGGGTTAATCCGAACTCATTTCGCAGCGTCATAGGATATATTATCATTTCCGAATCCAAAACAGTATTCCCACGGTATATATAACTTTACTTTTGATTTTGATCAGTATATTATGGATTATGTTTAGCTTGGAAAATCTTAAACAATTAATTCAGATCCTAGAAAGGGGTGTAGCTATCCAAGCAGTTACATCCCTTTTTGGGTTCTATATAAAAACAATATAAATGGCAACAAAAAGAGTTTTCTCGAAAGA